ACAGCGGCTGCCCCTGGGTTTACCAGGACGGACAATGGACTCGCCGCTCCCAAACAAAGTCTTCCCTTGGAAAAGAAATCGAGGAAACTACCCAGCCCGTCCCGATGTAATCCTCATAGCCCCCCCCCTAGGGGGGCAGCACCTCCAAATCTGCAAACCCTTACCACCCCTAGAAAAGCCAAAAATTGTACGGGTCGCATACTAGACAACCCTGCTAACCACCACGCTACCCTCCCACGGGTAGCCCTTAAACCCTGAGATAACGGCATCGTTCACCTGCCAGACTCTCAGGGTTAATTCGTTTTTAGTGGCTCCCCAGTCCGACACCTGATCCGCTGCGGTGTAGGTAAACTGGTTCCCCGACACAAAACCAGACTGAACGATCGTTACCCCGTTCAGTATCTCAACATATCCCCGTTGCTCCTCTACCGGGATTGCAATGTCACCACCGTCCTGCCATCGTCCGTTCCTGCGGGTGTGCCGTTGCCAACTGATAACCAAGTCAGCATTCCCTAACTTTGTCAGGGTTACCCCAGAAGGGGCATAGGGACGGTAGGGGTTACCTACCACTGGCACGGTGATCGCTGCTACCTGATCCAGAGTTTGGCTAGAGTTGAGCGCTTTGAAATAGTAGGTTCTCCCAATATCTGAGGTTGTCCCCTCCTGCACCTGTAAATAGGCATCATCTCCGGTTAGCAGTAGGAATAATTCACCAGTGTTGTGTCCCGTGGTTTTGCTGGCAGTGCCACGGATACCCCGCCTAAACCCCCGCAGCAACCACCGTCGATCGCCTAGGTAGTAGGACTCTTTGAATTGCAGAATTTCGTCACCGACTAGGGCCTTATTCCTACCCAGATCAAGCTGGCTATTGGGAACCGACTGGAGTTGAGAATTACCAATAAGCTCCACAATTAACTCCGAAATATCATCGAAAACATAGGGTAGAGCGTCCCGCAGTGCCCCCTCCGTTGTGCCGATCGTCCCCATGGTGTCGATCGTGTTGATGAGATCGTAATTAGTGGTATCAGCGCTGGCAAACAGATACCCAAACCGCCAAGTGCCCTCTCCCGTGGCGGAATAGTAGAGCCCTTCTGGGTCTGAGTCTGCCACTAGGTTCATATCGAGAATATGGGCGATCGTCTCCCCCTCTACCAAAATTTCAGACTCCACGGGGTTAACGGGTAAGGTGCGGGTATAGGACAGGAAGCTTTTGTCAGATGGGATCGCCTCGTATTCGCAAATTAAATTGGCCCCTAGCTTCACCCTACGGATCTCTAAATTCTGAACCTCACCTGCCACGGTGATCTGCACTAGATCCCCCGCCTCCGCCTCTAATAACGCCGGTGGGAATGCCAACTCGTATTTAATTCGTTGCTCGATCCACTCCAGGTACAGAAGCCGCTCCGCCATCTGCCGAGCCTGATCAATGCTCAAAGCTAACTGTACCGATATGTCTTTTTTGTTATCCGGTAACAATTGCTGTCTCCGGTAGCTGGCAGTGTTCTCAGCATAGTCCTCAGCGGGATCCAAAAAAGTGACATTTACCTCAGAGGATAATTGCTCGATCGTCAAAACTTCCTTTGTGTAGTCGTCAGGACGATCGCTACCGTAGGGGTGACTAGCCAGCAGGGACGGATCCGGAAACACAACGGCCCGACTGCGATCTTTCAAAACAAACTTGAGAACCCCGGACGATCGGATCACGTCGAATAGGTAGGCCTGCTGTAGTTGCTCCAGAGCTTGGTTTATCGACTGGATATTTTTGATAATGAAGCCCGTTACCGGCACACCTGCCAAGGCTGAAGCGTCGTATTCCCCCGGCTTCATGCCTGCCTCAGCACAAAGCTCCTCAATAATTTGCTGAAGGTTGATGTTTTCATGAGCAATAATTTCAGCACTTACCGCAGGAATAGCATTGTTATAGTCTGCCAGCGGTAGGTTCTCGAAAACAATATAGGCCCGCCGTCGGTACCCCGGTTGCTCATTAGTGATGTTCACGCCATAGGTATTCTCGATCGCGGCTATCTCTGCGGCCCGGGTTCCAGGATCGTCGCTGAGCCCATAGTCGTTATGCACCACGGGTTTTGTATTTTCAAGCATCGGATCCGGGTTTTGTCCGCTGGTACCCGTGTAAACCCTGGCATAGGAATTAAAAAAGTCGTTGCCATTCCCCCCATAGGCATAGGTTAATTTGCCATTCAACCAGACTCTATTCACCCTGGCGATCGGCCCTTGGCAGAGCATCACGGCAAAATTGGCAAAATAGGAATAGGTTGTTTCCTGAACTTTAGGCCCGAACCCCTTCCCCCTCCTGCGCCGCCTGCGGCTTACAACTTCCTTTAGGTTTACTGCCCAAATTAGGTTACCCCCAACCCTAGCCCGTCCCCAAATTATCGGTATCCCTGAGCCATAGGAGCTTCTAGGCGCTGACAGATCGGATATTCTCGGACCTTCAATTTTCTGTGTCGGTTCAAACAGACTGAGCAGAAACGACGCACCCAAACCGATCGCCAAGTTGATCCCGATGGCAGCCATACCTATTACCTATTCCTCAAACTCTTTCAAAACGATCGACTTATTCACTGCGATCCATTGTACTAGGGACTCCTCTACCGCCTCTGATAGCGTGAGGTTTTTCGCCGCCATAATGATTCGAGCTTGTCGGATCACCGTGGGGTCTATCTGGCATTGGAGGTTAAAGAATTTTTTCGATCGTTTCCTGTCCCCAGTCATTTTTATTTACTGTCCATAGTGTCCATAATGTTATTGGTTATGCTACATTAAAAAAGCCGCCGGATACCACCGTGGATCCTGCGGCAAGAAAAACACAAGTCTATTTTAGAGGAAAACGATGGCTGAAAACACTACCACCGAAGTGCAGGTTGATCTAAACACTGCTGAACTCGCGCAACAGTTTGGCGTTGAGCCCCAGACGTTCACAGGCTGGAAAAATATGGCCAGCGCAAAAACCGGAAAAACGTATGGCACGAAGCGCGGAAAAAAATGGTTTTTTACTCCCGCTGAAGTTGATGAAATTTTAAAGTTTGGATGTCCTGGGAAGGATCGACAAGCCCAAGCCCCTCAGCAAACCTACCAAGCCGAGGCTTTCCAAAACGAGGATGCTGAGGCTAGTCAAACGGCAAGCTTTTTGGCGTTGGCGCAAAATAACCAAGCGCTAATGGCCGACGTTCAAAGCCTACTGGTGATGTCCGCACAGCAAGAACAGCTAGTAGTACAGGCAGTTACCACCTACTTGCATCCCGTCAACCGCACGGCACGGGTAATGGAACAAGTGGCTCAACGTCTCAGTGGAGCGCACCGTCACCACGATACGCTTTCAAACACCCTAGCAGCGGCCTTTCAACAGGCTCCCGCCCTGCCTGCCCTGCCCGATCGTATTGATCCCGCATTCCTGTAGGGGGCAGAATGATCCTCTCTTTTGGATGGACACGCCGATATTTGCCCCCGGATGGCCCCAAGGACACGACCCGACGGATCTGGAAGCCCCGGACTCTGGAAGCATGGCAACGATCGTTTGACACGGATCCGCTCCGTTGCCATGTTGCCGTGGACAAATGCCTAGCCTATGGCGGACAGCGGATCGGGACTATTCGTTTAACCGATCGTCCCTACCTTGAGCGCCTAGGCGATATGCCAGAGTCCGATCTGTTCCGTGAAGGCGGCATGACAGAAACCGTTGCCGAATTTATCGAGCTTTATTTCCGTGGCAACCCTGATCAAATGGTTGCCGTTGTCCGGTTCCACTACACCCCGTTTTAGGAGACTTGAAATGAATTTAGACCAAGTTTTAATTCTTGATGCCAGCGTTCTTGACGCGATCAAAAAACTTCGTTTTAGCAATGAGTCACCCGATCGGGTTGACTGGCTCCTGAATGAGGTTTTGAAAATTTGGCTGGGTATCCCCTCGGATCTAGACCCTTCTGATATTGAACTAATTGCTAAAGGCAAACCTCTGGAAATTTAGGCAAATTCACATTTAGAAAAAACACATGAACCCTACCCTGCTATCAATCGTGGTGGCAGGGGCGATCGGGGTTTCCTTGTTCGATGACTTTGAAACTAAAAGGAAACTCCGGGAGTCACTAAACTCCCACCAAACGATCGCTCCACCACCGCCCGAAACGATCGAATATGTCGAACCTGAGCCTGAACCCTTGCCGCAGGTTCAACCCACTCCCCAGCCTGAAGAACAAGTCCAACCCAAAACATTTGAACACCGGAAAGCCCGGTTAATTCAGGTGTTGGCAGAGTACAACCTAACCCCTGTCTGGGAACTGCGGAACGCTACCCCCCTCCGGTTCACCGGCTGGCAGCGATCGGGCAAAAGCACCAAAGCACAGGTGATCGCATTACTCCGACAAATTGACAACTTGCAGCACCCTGTTACCGTCTGCACCCCTCACTTTTGCACCCCTGGGGATAAAACCTGGAGCAGCAGCTTCAAGGTTGTCGGCAGTGGCAACCAATGGGGACAAATTAAAGGCGAGATCGATCGCCTCATGGGACGGTTAGCCAAAGGCGATACAAACCCCTATACCACTATCCTTGACGAGTTTTCAGGCTATGCGGGAAAGGTGGGCCCCGATAGCTATATCCAAGAGTTAATGCTTAGCGCGGTTCGTGAAATGGCAAAACATAACGAGATGTTGATGCTCATTGCCCATGGTGACACCATGGCCATGAACGGCAACGTCAAGGGTTTAAGTGATGCCATGTGGGGCAATTTTGTCACCGTGGGATGTAACCGCAAACTAATTGATGGACGGCCCCAACCTGACAGAAGGGTAACGATCGAGGGGGGTGGGTTCCCCTCCCGTATTCTGGACTGGCCCGACTGGCTAACCCCGGAATGGCTGTTGGCAAACTTCCCAGAACTGGAAACGATCGCTCCTGTTGCTGGTGAGGAGTCTGTACCGAGCTTGGGTGCTGTTGCTGAAATTCAGAAAAATTCAGAAATTCAGGAAGCTTTCAGCAACGGGGATCCCTGCCACAAAGCGATCGTGGAGTGGTTCCAACGGCGTGGCACCGCTGGCACACCCCGCCAAATTCAGTTAACGAAGCTCAAAGCCTTGGTAGATGCGGGTTCTAACCGCATTGAGGCTATTCAAATGGTTCTGGATACCCTGGTTTACGACGGCATTTTGGCTGTAGTGGGAGTGGATACCTACGCCCTTGTGGGAGTTGTGGAAGCCACAAACCAACGAGTGAATGAGCCCCACAGCACCCCACGCCAACCCACACCACAACCCACACCACACCCGGAGGTTAGTTAAGTGAAGCACCCATTAGTTAATAAAATTTTCGTCTATGGCTGTTATGGCTGCGCCATAGCGATCGGCTACAAAAATATCGAAATGTCGGCAGTTGGTTTGGCTCCCGTGGGAAAACCGACTGACACAGACTGGATGCTAAGTCTAGGCATGGCCGCTTTTGAGTTTGCCCTTAGCGGAGCGCTAACCACCCCCGCGTTTTGGCCTATCCTCACGGGAACAATAGACTCAGCTATAAACCGAGTCCTGGAACAAACGGACAAGCGTAAATATCAGTGGACGGCGCTAGGCTTGCTCATTGGTTTCGTCTGTCTGTTAGTGGCAGCTACATTCCAGGTGTACTACTGGGATATTCGCACTACTGAACTGGCTATTTATGCTAATATTTCAGCCCCTACAGAAATTGAGCGGTTCAAGGTTTATGGGTTGGTATTCGGGCCTGAGGCGTTGTTAGCTGGTGCGGGACTGTTGACACTGGCTAGTGGTATCGGAGCCGTACAATACAACCAAATTAACGACAAGGTGCGCTCTCAGCGCTCTACTCCCCGTCCCAATTTACCAAACAGTCCCACTCTATGAAATTTTCAGTCGATCGTTCTGAGTTCTCCACTGCACTGGCTAACGCGGCCCGTGCGGTGGCTTCTTCCTCCAGTCACCCTATCCTGAACAATGTGCTTATTGAGGCAAAGGGTGACTCCCTATCTATTACTGGCTTTAACCTGAGTATTGGTATTCGTTGCACCTGTCCTGCCACTGTTGAGGCAAATGGGGCTGTTGCGGTTCCCTGTTCCCTGCTAAACGACATTGTTTCCAGGCTCACCAGTGAAACGATCGTTTTGACACTGGAGGAAAACCAGCTAGGCATTGTCGCTGGGACTGGACGGTTTAAGCTCAACTGCATGGATCCCGAAGAATATCCGGCTCTCTACCCCCCTGGAAGCGATCGTTTTTCTATTAGTGGGGAGTCGTTGTTGGGTGGACTGGCGGTACTGTACGCCGCGTCTACTGACGAAACTAAGCAAGTTCTGAATGGCTGTAATATTCAGTCATCAGAGGACACTATTTATTTTGCGGCTACGGATGGACACCGCCTGGCCATGATCCAAGTTGACTCTGAAGGGGCACTGCCTAGTGTGAATTTGCCTACCCATGCCGGAAAAGCACTCGGCCGCATGGTTAAACCTTCGGATGCGGTGACGATCGCCTATTCCACTGGAGAGTGCAGTTTTGAGTTTGGAGACTGCTACGTTTGCTGTCGGTTACTGGACGGCGCTTACCCTAGCTATCCGCGGTTAATTCCCACGGTTTTTGAGCACGAGGTGACGGTGGATCGGAAGCTGTTTCTGAGTGCGTTAGGGCGGGTAGCGGTGCTAATTGAGGAAAAGAAAAAGTTGGTGCAAATTACGTTTACTCAGGACTCCCTAATTTTGGAAGTTGAAACCCAAGACGTTGGTTTTGGCAAGGAGTCAATTTCTATGGAGCGCGTCAAGGGTGAGGACACTACGATCGCGTTCAACAATAAATACCTCCGAGAAGCGATCGAGTCAGTGCGATCGGATAACGTCTCTATTCTGTGCAATTCTCCTACCAACCCTGTGCTGATCAACGCGATCGGTGGGGGACAGACTAATTTGCTGATGCCTGTTCAAATTCGTGAGTAGCCATGTATTGACATAGGGTATTCTTAGCTATAATGTATTTCAAGTTCAAGTTTTTGGAGTCAGTATGTTGCAGCAAGAAGTTACCGCTCTCGGAGAAAAGTTTTCTGTTGTGGGTGGCGTTCCCACGCGCAATGCCAGAGCGATCGAGTTCGCCCCATTGAACCCTGCGAACCCCTATGAGGAGCGCTCTACCAGCGTACAAAATGGAACGCATTTGGATACGCTTATTCAAGTTGTTTTTGTGGGCTCTCACGGCGAGTACAAAGGTATTTTTAGGTACAATGCGACGGATAGTATCGACGTGATCAAGTCCGTAAAGAAAAAAGCACGAGATATGTTTACCTAGTGGCGATCGTCCTGCATAATTCACCGCCCCGAAAGGGGCTTTTTTGTTGCTTGAAAATATTTTTGCACAAAGTATTGACAAGCGTTAGGTAACGGTTTATTATTAGATCATTGAAAAACACAACACGGCAAGGAGCCGAAACCACCATGACTGCTACTACTCAGACAAAAGGGACAACGACAATGAGCCTACTGGAAAAAATTAGAAGCCAAGCTGTTGCTGAAAAAGCAGCCAAGCTGCTAAACGTCTCCCCCAAGAAAGTGAGAAAAGTAACGGAGTCTTATGATGGCGCAAGTGTAAGCCTCTCAAACGGTAACCGGGTATCCATTCCCTATGAGGTATGGGTTCTTGGCATGTCCGAGCAGGAATATACAAAATTGCGTTTTCAATAATAAACAAGCAAGCCCCGCTCAGGGGCTTCTACACAGCCAAAAACAAGAGCATCAGTAAGCCCCGAAAGGGGCTTTTTTATTGCCTAACTGCCTTTAACCCAATTGCCATTACGATCGTCTCCATCAGGGCGATCGTTTTTTTTGCCTCGTTCCCTTTGCCAGTTAAAGCGATCGGCCCCGCAAAGGATAGCGGCGGACAAAGCATAAATTGAAGTATCGAGCGGCTCATTGGCCACTCCTGGTAATTTCTCCCAACGGCGTTGAAACTGCCCCGCCACTACCTTGGTTACCAGCACCTCAGAACAGAACCCCACCGCCCAGGACTGATCTAAGTCTTTGGGTAAATTAATAGCCTTATCCCCTGCCAGTATCCTCATTCTGCCGTACAACATTTCCTTTGCCGTATCCACACCGATCGTATAAAGCCTTATCCCTCGCTTCAGGACAACCCCCGCCGTATTCACCTCTTGCCAACTGGGACGGCTAACGATCGGACGATCCCCAGACTTACCTTTGATTGCAAACCAGTTTTTGCGCTGGCGTACCTGCCGGTAAACGTCCTGAGTATGGTAGCCAGTGTCCACACAAGCCAGCTTCACCGCGATCGTCCCTAGGGTAGTGTGAGGATATTTTTTAGTCAAAAAACTTTCTAGAATTTGCCACGGGGAGTCAGTTAGCGGATCCCCCAAAATTTCAGCGTACTCAACCAACCAGGACTCCTCGCTCCATCCCCAGATCCCAACCGCCAAACGATCGCCTTGCACATCCACACCAGCAGTTAACAACAGCACTGGCTCCGGCACAGTCCCGGACTGATATTCGCTGGTTTTAGCCTTAGCCATCAAAACATCAGCACTGAACCCCGTACCCTCCGAATCGTCCCACGGTTGGCCCAACATGGTATTCCACCAAACTCTGAGCAGCATCCCATCGTGCCGCGCTGTTTCGTAGTCCCTGGCCATGTTTACCCACGACTGCCACGGCGAATACAACGCATTCAAATGAAACCCCGCGATCGTCCCTGGTTTGGCAGTTTTGCGCCACTCGTGCCGCTGAAGCATGGTGAATTTTTCCGACTCAGGAAACACCCCCCCACAGTGAACGCACCGATAGGATACTCCTGAAAATTCAGGCTCTTCTGTCCCTTTCCCTGGGTATTCAACTTGCTCCCATGCCAACGCCTGATACCCACCGCACAACGGACACGGCACAAAGCACAACCGCTGATCACTGCTAAACCATGCTAGTTCAATACGAGAACTCCCTTTAATTGTCGGAGTGGAAACCAGAATACTGAACCGGTTCCAAAACGTTGCTGTCCTTTTCATGGCGATCGAAACCGGATCCCCCTCTGCCCCAGCGCTCACCGGATAACGATCGATCTCATCGCACAACAGCAACTTAATAGGACGGCTGGCTAAACTAGCAGGACTGTTTGCGCCTGCCATCGTCAGGTGTCCCCCCGGAAAGTTTTTGTGGAGTAGGGTATTGTTGCTGTCCCTAGAGCGGGGATCCTGAACCAGTTTGGCCAATACTGGACTATCCCGGATCATGGGTGCAACCCGCTCCTTACTGAAGCTCTCAGCCATTTCCAAGGTAGGTTGGATAAACAGAATAGGCGACGGATCGAGGTGGATCGTTTTGCCCAATGCGTTCAGCAACGCCTCCGTTTTGCCACTCTGAGCCGAAAACATCAGCACCATCTGGACAATGCCGGGCTCATTAATGCAGTCCATTACCGATCGTAAATAGGGAACGCGATCGGTACGCCACCGCCCCGGTTCCGAACTAGCCTCCGGGCTCAGCATTCGATATTCGTCAGCCCATTCCGAAACCGTAACTATTTTTGGTGGTTCCCAGCAGTCAGCCAAAAAGCGATCGAGCGTCATTACTTAACCCGATAAGAGCCCGGTACATAGAAGTTTTGCCCATCAGCCAGAATTTGAGAATTTAGGGCCACTGCACCAGGGCGGTAGTCTCCACTGAGCAACACTATAAAGTCTATCTGGAACTGAGACACAATTTTGATAGCACGCTGCTGTGCATCGTGGAGGCTTCCCAACACCGCCTCAAAATGGGGTATCCCATCCACGATCGTCTCGATCCAATAGTCTGGTGAGGTTTTCATATTCCTGACTCCTCAAGGGTTTGACAGGTTAAGTATAGTCTAAAAAAAATATCCCCCTCATGTATTGACAAGGCGTTAAGTAACGAGTAATTTAGTCTTAAGAAAAACACTTAATGAGGAAAAAAAATGAACGCAGTAAACTTGGTTGACTTCTGGTCTGTTCAGCAGTTTTCTGGGGTTAATCCCCACGTCTTCCTGTCGGAGGAGGAAGCGTTTGAGCAATCTACCCGCTGGCGGAAAGCAGTTGAAGGGGAGTTTGCCGCGTGGGAGCGTGGCGAAAGCAGCAACTCTTCGATCGTCCATTCCACGATCGAAGGGAATGGATTTGGTGGGTGCGTCCAAACCTTTAGCATTGCTTCCCATGCCCTTCCTGGAGGGGTTTACCACCACCCCGTAGGAACCCAACGAGTGGGACGGTGGGAGGACTGTCCCGGATATGAAAAATTGGCGTGGGGGAATCCTGCGACGGCCCGCCCTAATCGGTAAATCTCCCCATCTTAGCCCCTACCCAGGGGCTTTTTTATTGCCTATATTTCACTTGCTTTGCTCCACGGGTTGAGCGTCCAGCAGGTGGAGCAGGAAACCCGGATCAATTTGCCCTAGTATCGTTGTGGCCCCCAGCATCGTAATTATTATTGCTTTCCAGGGTAAGTCCTTCATACTCCTTACAACCCGGAAAAACGCCAAAATATCGGCAGCGTGTTCCTCGTCGTTTTTTGCCTCTGGTTTTTCGATCGTCTTGTCCGTTGTTGCATAAACCGCAACCCACTCGTCTGAGACAGAGGTAAACAGAAAGCCATCCCATTCAAACTGTTGCCGTTTCTGTACCAACTCCTCAAACAACTCTTTTACTGCGGGCCGATCTTTTCCAAAGAAGTCCCAAATAAAACTACCGCTGGACAAAGTTACGTTGTCATCAAAACACTGGAAAAAGGCGTGGGTGAAACGGTTCACTATTCCAGTCGTGGAGACGATCGCTAGTGGGTAGCGAACGGCATTGAAAACCACAGTAAACAACCCCTTGTACTCCCGATCGCGTTGATGTTCAGTATAACTTTCCGTAATATCCCGCGTTAAAATGACATAAAAAAGTCCATTTACAGGGAAACAGTAGAGGTAGTAATAGAGGATATTCGAGCCTTTATTGACAGAAATAGTCTCGTGTCCAACCGATCGAGAGAGGACTAATTGATCGATCTTGGGGTGAATTGCTCTGTACTCACCTTTAGGCAATATTAGGCTGTCTGTGCCTATCCAAAGCCGCCTGTGTTCTGGGTTTGCGTAGACACAAACCCCCTCTTGCAGGAGCATCACAGCATCTTGAAAACTTTCAAAAATTCGAGTATCAAACTCTAGCGCGACCATTTTAACCACCTAATTGTTTAACAGCTTTTTGAATTGCCTTGCTGTCACCCTGAGCCGCAATAGCAGTTTCTAAAATGGCGTTTCTGCGTTCCTCCCCTTCGATCTCTAAAGCTGCTGCTGTGAATAGCTTAATTTGCTGAAATGTGTAGTTCTGAATTGAGTCCCACGAATGTCCAAACCGAATTAAGCGGGAGACACGGATCCCCCACTCTTCTGTGTTTACGCGGGCGCTTGCTCGGGCTTGTCTTTTTCGTTCAGTCGTTCCCCGATCTGTTTGAAAAAAACGAGGTTCATGTCAACAACCTCAACGACAATTCCCAAAACCTCGTCATATCGGAGTTCATCAATTTCGATAGCCGCTGCTGAGGGAACAATAACCATTCCCAGAATGGTATTGATGTCATTCAAAACTTCGTAGCTTTCCGATACCTTAGCGAACAAACGGTTGGCAATTTCCTCAGCCGTCTGGCTCACCATGAAAACATTTACATACCGCTCAATAATTTCTAAAGCACGGTTGAAATGTTTGAATTTGAACGGAACCAACGACACTTTACCAGCACTGGTATTGAAGGTGCGATCGGGAATTAAAACTTGCAGTTCGGAGTTCATAGGTCTTCCTGACTAAATTTACTTTGTGCTGTATCCCACAGGTTTAATTTTTGGGGAGTTCTTGAACTTTTCCGCAACAGGTAAACTGTCACTAATTTGCCACGACTACGGTACAGCACCACACCGTTTCCATTCTTCCTGATAAATATATCATTGCCATACTTGCGCTTGAGTCCATCCCAGTACCCTGGACTCATCCGCTTAAAGCCTAGGCGCTTACCGTCATCCGTCCGTATCCACAAAAAAGGCTTACCGACTGCGATCGTCCCGCCAGGGGTTGCCAGTGCAGACTGAATTTTACCCAATGAAACGATCGCTCCAGTGCGAGTCTCATAGAGTCGAACACCAGAACTAATGCTTTTCCCAGAGAGCTTCCGGGTTTGGTTCCGCAGATCAGCCTGCACCGCCCGCGCCACCGATCGGTTGTGCTGCACCGCGTTGTTCCAAAGTTCAGCTAGTTCCTTGTCCGGCTCCATAAGTCACCTATTTTTGCAGTTGATCGATAACGAAAAAGCGGCCCGTTTCAGCGGGTTGCAAATCGTCGTATAGGCATTCAAACGAAATTTGGAATTGGTTGAACTCCTGGTTGATCAGACTCCACTGTTGAACCGGATCTAAGCGGGCCTTAAATACCCGGATCCGTACAGGTGCATCGTCTTCAGCACGGTTTAACCCGGAGAACATCATCACCACGTCACGGTTACGCTGTGCGAAGGCGTAAGTACGCTCACTCACACCAGCAACATAATTAGCCCGGAGACTATCGCCACCAGTAAAGGTGGCCCCATTGTAAAACTCGATCGTCCCCGTTCCCAAGTTCACCTTGTAGTCATACTGAATGGTTACCAGGATCCCCGCGCCTGCACCAGTAGCGTTTACCGCAGCACCGCCCTGAGTTGCGCTCAGTTGGAAGGTATTGGCGGCAGTATTTACCACGTAGTAATTTGTGCTAGTGGATAAACCAGTAGGCAGCGTTCCCGCACTGATCCAAACCCGTGTGCCATTAGACAGCCCGTGAGCGTTGGCAGTGAAAGTATCGGTAGTGGCATCAAAACTGGAGACGTAAACATTTGGGTCGGTTCCAGGGTCGCGGGTATAAGTAGTCAACCCGTTGGCAGAAGTCAGGCTGGTGAAGCTGGTTAAGTTAATTTGCTCTAGGGCCGCTTGTTTACCGGGGTAACCCACCACTACTTCATTAGAGACAGTGGCACCGGCAACCGTTTCGGCACTCCCGTACAGATACCGGATCAGGTTTTCTTTGGCAACGCTCTCCAGCGTCATGCTCCCCTGAACCTGAGTCATGCGCTCGATATAAGCGTCTTTGAAGTTGCGCCCAGTGCGGCTTTCTTCGTGTTCAATTCGTTCAATGGAAGGACTTAGGGTTAGCTCAGGGCAGTTGCCCATATCAAGAAACCCAGCAGGTTGCCCCGTGGCAGAACGATCGGCCAGGTACAGAATACCCTGACCGGAATACAAACGGGTTGGATCGGCTCCAATACTCATGATTTAAATCTCCAGAGTTCAACTGATCAGTTGTCATGGGTCTGACGGTTTGGTTCAGTTAGGTCTGAAGGCCTTTACTCGATAACTCACTTCGATCGTTAGGGTTATGGAGCAAACTTTTTTGCCGCCGGTTTCGCATTCCTTTGTGCAATTTTTTAGCTGCAACAAATTCACACAGCGGCTTAGGGTTGGGTTGGTTCCCAGTACTATAATAATATCGTTCAGAGCGATCGTCCCGTCTGTTTCAGGTTGTTCTCCAAAGATCCACCCCTGAATTTCGATCGTCATTTTCTGATCGTAGAGTTGGTTTTTATCAGTAAATTCAATGAAGGTATCCCGATAGGTAAGCCAATTCCGATCGTACTCGGTAGGTAAGTCCTGCCAGTAAACAATTTTGTCCCACGGTATCGAGTAGCCATTGGTTAACTGGTTTAGCAGGTTCCCCAACTCAGAAATAATTTTTTGGTGCAACGAAACTTCCATTTTTTACAATACCAGGGTGATATGGTGGGCGGCGGCTAAAATTACCCAATTGTCCTTTTCCTCAGCAGTCAGAGGGTTATTGTCCGCCTCCAGTAAAGTCTCCAGGAAAGTAGAGCATTCCTGTAGCCATTGCTCGTTCCTGATCAATGGGTTTGTAATACCGATCCGCATATTTGCCCAATGCTCTTGGGTGTAGGGGGAACTTGCCTGCACTTTTAATGCCGTCGCATTGTAGACGGGGTTTCCAGGGGATAGGAACTCAGCGAGGAACCCGTCCCAGTCCGGTTGTGGGGGAGAGGGCACGGGGTCGGCAATAACCTCAAGTTCTCCACCAGACTCTAGGAAAGCGACCCAAGACTGCTGAAGCACAGACAGGGTTGGGTCAGTAAAACCGGTGAAGTCGGGGGCGTTGTTTACCCAGGGCAATAAAACCGTTGTTGGTCCAGGAGCTATCAAAAACAGGGTATTTGAATTGCGTTGCATTATAAAACCTCTCGATAAGTTAAGGACATAGCACTATAGAGAGACGTCGTTTCCGTTCCAACGCGGGCGGTGGTGACTCGCACCGAATGACCCACTGTGTCACCTAATGCCATTTGGTAAATATCTCCTCCATAAACGCAAGCGTAAATATCGGTACCTAAAGTAATCATTCCAATCCACTGTCTAGAAGTTTGACCTAGTGGTAGAAAGTTATCCGTAGCATTTGTTTGCTTATAGATGTCCCCATTCTGTACACAAGCATAAACATCATTACCTAGAACAGTCATTCCATTCCAATTTCTAGAAGTCTGACCTAGTGGTAGAAAGTTGCCCGTAGCATTTGTTTGTTTATAGATGTCCCCATTCTGTACACAAGCATAAACATCATTACCTAGAACAGTCATTCCATACCACAGTCTAGAAGTCTGACCCAATGGAAGAAAGTCACCACCATTTGTTTGTTTATAGATGTCCCCCCCATAAACAGAAGCGTAAATATCGGTACCTAAGGTAACCATTCCAATCCACTGTCTAGAAGTCTGACCTAGTGGTAGAAAGTTGCCCGTAGCATTTGTTTGTTTATAGATGTCCCCCCCAAAAACACAAGCGTAAATATCAGTACCTAAAACAGTCATTCCACGCCACTGTCTAGAAGTCTGACCTAGTGGTAGAAAGTTGCCCGTAGCATTTGTTTGCTTATAGATGTCCCCCCCAAAAACAGAAGCGTAAATATCAATACCTAAAACAGTCATTCCAATCCAATTTCTAGCAGTCTGACCTAGTGGCGAAAACACTACGCTTCCACCTGCCGGAATAGCAGCTAGTGCAGGAATTACTAATCCCAGAGAAACTTGCTGATGCGGGTAGTTAATAGCATTTTGCGTGGAAATTGTGGTAGTAGATACGCCAGAAACTTGAACAGCTAGAGTCCAGTAGTTTGTAGCTGTGTTTGTGGAGTTTAGGACAGCCGTCTGATGCACCAGCCTGTCCACAAAAATTGATCCCGTAGTTGCCGCTGAACTGCCCTGTAGCACCTGATTTGTTGTCTGACCCACAATTGCAGGAATACTGAGCAAAAATTCCGTAAGGGAAAGCCAATAAGTCCCATTCCAAAACCACTCTGTCCTGTTACTGGTATTGTACCAACGATCGCCTGCTACCAATGGCACCCCTGCCGCTCTCTGGGTAGGTTTTGTGTTTTGAGTAAACTGATAAAACCCGTTCTGAATTGTAGGGTTGGCAAGGCTCGTTAATGTCCCCTCCAAAGCGATCGTCCCTGATGCGTTGGGGAGCGTGTAAGCCCTATTCGCAGTATTGGCAGTGCCGTCAAATGTGCGAGTAAAACCATTCTGCCCCACCCAACTCAGTGCGTGAGAGGCATTGGCATAGAACCTGAACCCTGAAGACGGGGTAGAGGGGGTTCCAGACTGAGAAGGGTAGCCAATAAACCCAGATCCGTTAGTAGCGGAAATGCTGTCACCCGCCCTGTTTAGGGGGGTAAACCCTAGAGCCGACTGATACCCCGCGCTGGCATGATTACCCCACCCAAAGGCAGCATCCCAGTTGGTTATTTTCTGGGAAGTGACACCAGCCGCAGGACTAGCAGTAAATACCGGATCCGTTTCGGTGAACGAGGTTATAAAAGCGATCGGATCAAGTAATGTTCCTGAATTGTTAACCCCTACGCACAAAATACCGTATATGTCTCCGGGATCCGTGGTTTTGACTGAGGAAATATTAAATTCTGCCATTAAAATACACCCCCTAAAACGATAAGCTCACCATTGATAGTTACTAACATTTAAGTAATAGTTAAATATTGAGAACCGGGAGAGTCTTCGATCGCCTCCACGTCTGAATTTACAAGTATTAGTTTTTGAAAGTCGTCAATAAGTTGGGCGTTGACAAATATTTTTTTAGTAAGTGGTTCCAATTCTCTGAGAACCAGATCCACATACAAACCGTCGTCGATCGGCCTTGTGCCTACCACCTCAAACTGACGATCGCCTAGCTCTATTCTCAGTCCGTGGCGGACATTTTGAGCGGTAGGACGATCGACAGTAAAGGTAATATTCCGTCCTTCTGCCTCAAGGATATTTTCAAACTCCTCATCAAAAATTCCCCGAACGGCATTAATACCGAGGGTAGCTAAAGAGTCAAAAATACCATTGAGAAACGGATCCATTTAGGTTAGGGAGTAGGGGTTTCTTCAGACGGCGGATACAGCAATTCAACAGAGTCCTTGTGCTGCAAAAACTCCTGTTCGTTGAGCCATAGGCGGGCTCCTTGCTGAAAGGTAATTCCAGAAACCCGGATCACCCTTCCGTTTTTAACCTGGTAAAACTTTTGCATTTTAGTAAATAGTCAGAGCTTGCAGGTACACGATCCGAACAACGACGATGTTGTTAGCACCACCCCCGATCGTCCCGGCGGCTGCCCCGTTGGTATCGCAGGCAAAAACACCAATGGTTTCCTCAGCAGTTAGGGGAGAAGCCCATTGGTTTTCAACCTGAGCAATTTCCGCAGCAGTCAGAGCCGCGCTGAGAATATATTTGTCGGGATCGGCGGTTGCAGTAACCCGTCCTAGTCCAATTTTTACCGCAGTGGTAGCCGCGATCGTGCCTTGGATAGACATGGCCGCAGTCAATACTACGGAGTTAGCAGGAAGAGTTTGTTTCAGGGAGAAACTAGCAGCAGCGGCAGAACTCATGTCCACTACTTCAGTAATTTCCTTGGTAATAAGCCCAGGTGCTAAAAAACTAGAAATGCCAGCGGGAGGGTTCACAGTCATTCTTCATCATCCTTTTTGCGAGAGCGGCGTTTTTTAGGTTCAGCCTCAGCAGGTTCGGCTTCGGCTTCGGTTTCAATAACCTCAGTGTCCAACTCCACTTCAGTTACGGGTTCAGGTTCAACTTCAGTGAACGGCTCCAGTTGGTGAGCGTATCGTTCAAATTCAGTGGCGGTTAACTCAACCACTGAGCCCCCAGAGACAGGGGGGCGATCGTTTAGGTGCAGGGTAAAACCCTTACGGACTCGGTATTGCATTAGGTTGTCACCACATCAGTACAAACAGCAAAATATTCAGGACGGCGAGGAACCACATCGATCGTGGCCATACTGCGGATCTGGATAGAGCCGGACGGATAACCAGCGCCGTATGGGTTAGGCAACACTTCCAGAACGCCCCACTCACCGATCAGTAATTGGGAGAAGTCCCCGAAAATGACAGAACTCAGGCTAGTCCCGGAGCCTTTGGTTCCATTGGAAGGAACCTGGTTAGATACCGCAGCGCTGTAGCCGTTCATGCTGCCCATACCCCGATCGATCGTGGAGTCTTGCCAGAGGAAAATATCTTGGCCAGTCACTTTAGGCGTGGTTTTCAATTTGCCCCGTACCCGTGCATTGGTAAGGTAGTGGCAGGTTCCGGTATCGGCATTGTCTACCGCAATTTCTGTCTCCAGTTGAACGATATGGTTCCAGGCCAAAGCACCACCATTCGCACCGATCGAAACAGAATTAATTCCAGGGTAGTTCAGAAGTCCTAGGGGTTGGTTGTTCACACCACTGCCAGAGATAGCAGCACGATCGATACCCAGAGCCATTTCCTGAACCATATCGAACCGGATCAGGCTCTCAATATCGAGACTGGACTGCATGAGCATCCGACGGGTAACGGAGGTTAGGCAGGTAATATCTTTCGGGCGCAGGCTGATCATGTCCAGAGTCAGGTTTGACTCAGGGATAGTGCCACCCTCAGAAACCCAAAACACCGTAGCCGTACCGCTTTGGCGGGGAATATCGACGTTTCCAGTTAACCCTGACAGCATTCTGGCCCCCAACCGGGAGATCATGGCACGGTTCCGCAGCGCTTCAATGAAGTCACTACTACGCAGTTCGGTGTCAACCAAATTACCGCCCAGATCCGCCTGAGCAGTTTGTAGGCTGTCCCGTTGAGCGGTATAAGCCCGGATAGCATGGCCCCAATTCAGATCACGGACGGGTACATAAATACCCTCAGTGGGACGGCCTAACTTTTCCTCGATCGCCTTGTGAACTTCGAGTTCAAGCCCTTGCTGAGGACTGCGGCCCTCCATGACTTGCAGGCGGTTGTGGATAGCTTTTGCAATACTGTACTGATTCACCTCACGGTTGTCCAGTCCTAGCGCGTTGAGTGGTTTCACTGTTTGAGTCTCCCGTTTTTGAATGACATCCAGGACTTGACTCCGGGCACTCTGTAGATCCACTCCACCGTGGATCCACTTCTGCACTAAGTCCTTGCCTAGGTTGTGCTGATCTCCTAGCGCCATCAGGGACGCGGTACGCTCCCGTTCAGCCTCTAGTAGCTCGGTTTGCAGTTGTTCGCTCATGCGGTTTCCCTCCTCTATTTGAGCAGTTTTAACTTCGATCTCAATTTCAATACCTTCCTCCTCGTCATCCTCCATTTCAGGGGGTTCTGCCTCGGTTGGCTCTTCAGCCTTGTCTTTGCAGTAGCCCTTTTCCATAGAGTCAGACTCAGGAGAAAGCGATCGTCCTACGCCTACAGACGGATCCGCCGGAATAGTGACAAAGGACACCTCTAGGAGTTCCCAGTCCACTACCCGTAGCACAGGCTGATCACTCTTTTCGATAACTTCCCAGTCTTTGACACGGTAGCCAATAGAAATATTCCGCAGGATACCGCCCTGGATAGACTGAAAAACCTGTTCAGCAGTGGGGTGAGTGTCGAACCGTACCAGGGCGTAACACCGCTCCTGATCCGGATCCAACCAGGCATCTTCCACAATTCCCACATACTCATTGGGGTTGTGGTTAAACAGTGCCTGGCAACCACCAGACACTCTGGACAAGTCGATCGCCTCTCTGGAGTGAACTAATACCTCACTAAAGAACCCACGATCGCAAGGAGTGGCACTGGAAATTGAGATCCTGACAGTGCGTTTATCAGTGTCAATTTTGAGTGCTTCCGGCTCAATGCTTAGAAACCGTTGCCACCCCGCCTTATCCAGGTATTTAGTCCCAATTTGGATCATCGTCATCCTCCATACTTTGCATAATGTCTTTCAGGAATTGGTTGAACTCTTGAGGACTGGCAAATTCCCGCACCTCTTCACTGTCCTCAAGCTTTTCTTCAGCGGGCGGAATTAGCCCTAAATCCTCTGCCAGTTGCAATTCAGCAGCCCTCTCCAGCATCACCTCCTCGACATCTAGCCCTTGCTTGGCTAGTTCGCTGGTTAGTGTGGACAGTCCCGCTCCGATCGCTGCAATACTGGCCTGAGTCTCCTTGTACGGATCCACCCATGTCCAACCCCGTGGCCGCCAGCGGACATTCCGATAGCGATCGGGGTTGAGTTCATAGTCTGAAAATTTCAATTCGCCAGACAGAATTGCGGTATTTAGCCACTCATCGAACACAGGCTGAAGGAAGTATTCAATAAACCATTTTTGGAGGTGTTGGTAGGTATCCCGCACCTGCAACAGTGCCAGTCGTGAGCTTGAGTAATTGCTTTGGGAATAGTCCCTGCTAATGCTCTCAAAATCGATACCAAGGTTTGCAGCTAGTCCGCGCAACATCATGTGAACGAACGGCTCGAATGCGTCATTAGGACGACTGGGATCGAACCCTACAAATTCTTCACCAGGAGCTAATTCCTTGATAGTCCCCGGTTCCAGGGAGTCGATCGGGTTGCCCGCCTCGTCCCGCTCCAGCAAGTCCACATCCTTGGTAACCCTAAAGCCCATTACCGAGGCACTGGCCCGGGCCGCAATAAGCTCCGCTTCTTCGTATCCGTTGAGGTTTCGGATCCGTTGAAGGCTTGAGGATACCCAGGGAATACCACGGGTTTGTCCAGGACGATCGCTAATAAAAAGGTGGATCATTTGATCCGCAGGAACCCGCTCTAACCCGTAGGGGCCAATATTGGCAGTCGATCGCGGGTGAAACATCAGATCGCCAGGGTGGAACGGGCGCAGATAGTAAAAGAGTGCCTTGCCGTATTTATCCAACTCAATGCCCATCTTGACTAGGTTTCCGGTGGGACTGCTTTGAGGGGAATAGCCGTAGTTATCTTCAATACGATCGCTTTCAATGATTTCCAAACAGAACGGGACACTAGGACGGCGCGGGTAGTGCTTACGAATGAACACCTCCCCGGACTCCACAAGGCTCCTAAAAATGAGCCGCTGCATCTGACACCAGCTTAATTTCTCTGCAATATCGCAGTTTTTCGGCTTGCTCCATTCAGCAAACTTATCCTCAATAATTTGGTTGCGACGATCGCTAAAACCCTTACCCTTGCCTACATTGGCTTGGAACCGGATCCCATTGCCAACCACGTTGTTAACCAGGGTTTGCACTGCACCGCGCACATAGTCATTGTTGCGAATTTGCTCACGGGAACGATCGCGTAACCGACGCAAAGCACCCTGAAGTTCAGCATCAACACTTGTGGAACTCACAACCCAGTCCGACTCTAACCGACTGGCTCTAGCGCCAGAATACGATCGTTTAGCGGTTGGGACAGGGGTAGGTTTGTTCTGCTTCTTCTGTGGAGTAAAATATAGTACAAAGCTCTTTAGAGAGCGGTTTAGCTTGAAATTGTTCATTAAGTTCATCAAGGGCACCTCCAACTGATCCCAATATTACGGGACGTTCCGTTTTCGGCGGCTTGCTCTCTCTGGAGTCTGATCCGCAGTTCACTCCTGAGTTCTCGCAGTTGGGACAAGTCCAGGTAAGTGGCCTGTCGGCCCTTAATTTGGTATTCAGCAACTTGGCCAGACAAAATTTTGAGTATGGCTGCGTTCACTGCCTCTAGTTCTAGTTCCGTCTGGCTCATTGCCTTATCCCTGTACTACTACAGCAACTATGCCATGAATAACCGAAAAATTAGAGACAAAAGTGCGGGATCTTTTTCACCCCAAAGCGATCGTTTTGGGGAGAGGCTAAAACAGGCCCGGACTGAGGCGGGATATTATAGTCAGGATCAGTTCTGTAGAGAATTGGGTATTTCAGAAAAAACCTACAGACGTTGGGAGTCTGGAGCCTGTAAGCCACGGGTAGAAGCGTTCCTCAGCATTTGTAGAGCCACAAACAAAAACCCGTATTGGTTCATCCCATGACATATATTGTTGAAACAGAGAGTGATCAATGGGAGTTCCCTACCCTGTTAGAGGCTATGAACTTTGCCTATTCCCTAGCTCAAGAGGTAAAAATTTATGCTGCTGGTATTTTGGCTCTGCCTGCTACTAGGCTCACTGGTAGCCACTGTTAATATTGTTGAGATAATTGATACCCTACCCGATCGTGAGGAATAAATGGCTACCCCAAACCTAGGTTTATTAGTCCTCACAGAGTCACAGGAGGACAAGGAATTAACCGTCAACGAGAATTTCTATACCTTAGACGCAATTATTCAGGGCGTTTTAGGGCAGCAAAATACTCCTCCCGGTAGTCCTGCGGCTGGTGACGCTTACATCGTGACAGCTACAGCGTCAGGTTTATGGGCCGGACAGGAAAACAAAATTGCCTACTATTTCAATGGGGGTTGGAGCTTCATTACCCCCTCAACGGGCTTGGCAGTATTCAGTCTGTCCCAGGCTGTTCTGGTGTACTTCAATGGCACTACATGGGCTAGTGGTTCCGCGTCGATCGGGCTGACTATGCCAACAGGGTTTAGTGTTAGCGGCTCTCCCACCTCCACCGGAACGATCGCTGTCACGTTTACCAGTGGATATTCCCTACCCACAACCACCTCACAGAATGAGTGGAATACGGCCTATGACTGGGGCTTTGGTTTTCCGTCTTTGCCTTCAAACTTTGGTTCAGTCGTGCATAACTCTGTCTACAGAGTTCGTAATTCAGGACGATCGTTAACCCTAACCAATATTGCGACAGACGGTTTCACCTTTACCACTATTCCTGATAGCAACAAATACACATGGACTGCCACAGCCAGCGGCACCAACTTTTACGACAAAAACGGCGATCCTGTAACCTCTCCAGTGTCAGTAGCAGGGAGCGCTAATTTTGTTTATGACTTGACTGCTAACCAGTGGGTGATTATTTCCTAATGCTGAGAACTAACGCCATACGATCGTTATTGTTAGACTCTCCCGGTTCTCAATATTTAACTATTAACCAAAGCTTGGTAACTATTAATGGTCAACTTATCGTTTTAGGGGATAGCGGCGCACTGCGTAAAATTCGCTTTGTCAACGCAGATTTACCTGACGACGTGGATATTCAGCACCTAACTCTAGTAAATGCTACTCAAGTTTCCGACGTGGATATACGATCGCTTACGTTTGTGAATGCCAATATTTCTTCCATTTCTGACTAATGACAAAAACCGAATATTTGCAAAACCTAGCAGACTCACTAAAAAGCGATCGAGACTACGAATTTGTTATTGAATTTCGTCCTTTTATGGGCTGGTTTGCTGTTCCCGACGAACAAAGGTGGATAGGCGATCGTGGTGAATACCTTGGTTTAGACTGGAAGCAGGCAGAATACACAATACGATCGTTATTTTTATGACTTTTTGAATGGTGGGACGACAAAGCGATCGTTGTTGCTCTGGAATGGTTCAGAAGTAGAGGGTTTAGAGCCTGAATACCTGTTCCCACGCTCAAAACGATCGTGTAGGTACTTCCTGGGGGTTACACTGCGCTGCCCCGTAGCTCAGGCTAGAACTAGCGCTAGAATTTTTGAAAACTGCTTCGCTTTTTTAGAAAAAACTATGGTTGAACGATCGTTTTTGATGGGGGGGACAAAGCTCGACTTAACTGAGTTGGCTGCGATATTTGATGTCACTGAAAGGACTATTCAAACGTGGGCGGTTAAGGCTTGCGGTGGGAAGAAGAAGGTTTACGATTTGAAGGTTTTGGCGAGTTGGCGCTGTAAACAATTAGAGGAGGAAATTCAACGGCTGCGGTTAGAGTCTGGGAATAGTGCCAAGGTTAGAAAATACGAGGCTGAGGCGCGGTTGGCTGAAATGAAGGTTCTGGAGTTGGAGGGGACGCTGGTACAGGCTGAGGTGGTTCAACGGCAATGGAGCGATGCTATCAATAGAGCTAAGAGCAAATTTATGGCTCTTCCTGATAGGTTGGCGCTCGAATTAAGTCAGCAAGGTGATCCTGCGATCGTTCGGGCTAGGTTACAGGAGGTTATAGTAGAGGCACTATCAGAGCTATCCAGTTCTTGAGGAAAACTTAGGAAATTTTAAGGATATGGCAAAAGGAAGGGCCAATTTAGAAAAACAAAGGCTGTTTGCTGAGGGTAAAGCCAGGGGTAAAACTTCATCCCAGGTTGCTAGGGAAATAGGTATTAGTGAGGTCACCGCTTCGGCTTGGTTGAAGCTGCCAGAAGTTCAGGGCATGATCAGGGAGTTGCAGGTTCAGGCGTGGCAGGAGTCTCAGAATATTCTACTGGCAAGTCAAAGCGTCGCTATTCAAACACTGATTGTTCTGTTAAGGTCTGAGGATGAATCTGTTAAGTTAAAAGCAGCAAAAGAACTGCTAGATCAATGTAAATCCTTCCCAAACTATCTCTAATATGGAAACAAAAAAGCTTTCTAATTTTTCAGCGGATCCTAATAATGCCAATATGGGAACAGATAAGGGCCGCCGTATGCTCTCCCAGAGTCTTCAGGATCTAGGCGCAGGACGTTCTATTCTGGTCGATCGGAATGGTGTCATCATTGCCGGAAACAAGACCGCTGAGGCTGCTATTGCTGAGGGGTTAGAGGACGCGATCGTTGTCCAGACTCAGGGGGACAAGGTTGTGGTGGTACAGCGAACAGATTTAGACCTGACCACAGACCCAAAGGCAAAACAGTTAGCCATTGCAGACAACCGGATCGCAGAGATTGATTTGTCTTGGGATGCTGAAGCCCTTCAAAAGCTGGCAGAAGAAGTTGATTTGTCGTGGTTGGAAGTAGACGATAATTTCTTTGAAGAATTAGAAGCGATGGAGAATGAAGAATTAGATGATCAAGACTATGGAGAACCAGAGGAAAGCTCAAGTAAAGAAATAGATACGGATGACTTTGAATTTGATTGTAAATGTCCCAAGTGTGGTTTTGAATTTACAAAGACAAACTTATGAATCCTCACGCATGGTATCTTTCTGACCTTAAGAATATCCCCCAAAACGGTGTCAAGGTGTTTTCTACCTTTGCCTGCGGTGGAGGCTCTACAATGGGCTATAAACGAGCAGGGTGTGAAGTCATTGGAGCTAATGACATCGATCCAGAGATGGCTTACCACTACAAGCTCAACCACAAACCTAGGTATTATTTCCTTTGTCCTATCCGTGACTTACTCACAAAAGATTTGCCTGATGAATTGTTTCATCTAGACATTCTAGATGGTTCGCCGCCTTGCTCAACATTCAGCATGGCAGGCAGTAGGGAGAAGGCATGGGGGAAAGAAAAGCATTTTAGGGAAGGTCAGGCTAAACAAGTCCTGTCTGATTTGTTCTTTGATTACCTTGATTTAGTAGACCACTTAAAGCCCCGTGTTGCCATTGCTGAAAATGTAAAGGGCATGATTCTAGGCAACGCCAAAGGCTACACCAAAATGGTGATGCAGCGATTTAGAGAAATTGGCTATCGTCCTCAGTTGTTCCTTGTTAATGCTGCTGATTGTGGTGTTCCTCAGAAGCGAGAGCGAGTATTCTTCTGTGCTTTGCGGGACGATATTAATAAACCTAAGTTAGTGCTAAATCCTAAACATAAGTGGGTTGGGGTAAAAGAGTGTACCGAGGATATAAGAGACCTTTCAGAGTTTCGACTTGTTACCGCAACTAATCACCGACATTTACAAAAAGACTGGGCAAAAAAACACCCTAATCATACTTGGGATTGGAATATCAATAGTCCTTCTCCCACATTAGTTGCAGGTGGTGATAAAGAATTAGTAAATAAATCAATGCAGTTTACAAGCCTTGGATTTGCTGAATACAAACGATTAGGCTCATTCCCTGATGACTACCAAGCCAAGACTGACAAAATAGGCAAATACATGATCGGAATGTCAGTGCCGCCAAAGATGGCTGAGGCTGTAGCCAGGGCGGTGATTGATCAATGGCTAGTGGTAAAATAGACTAGTGGCGCAATCATCCCCCTGTGCAACCAAAAAGCCCCTTGGGGGGGCGGGACGTTATGGTTCACCTATGGGTAGTCTAGAATATCGAAAACATTAATTGACATGGAAACCAAGCTAACAAGATTTTCTCAAGATTCTGAAGCGATGGGAAGACTTTACCGGAAAAGCAGCGGTGAGAATTGACTAAAGTGTAAACCCGCTCTCCGATCGCTCTTGGGGAGTTTTCAGAGGGCGGGGAACTGTCAGACCCATGAAGTTCAGGTGTATTATCGCACTTCTAGGGAGTTGTCGGGGGTATCTCCGAGCCACATGAATGTTAGTTTTCCTACCTTCATTCCGTGATCCAAGACGATCGGGGTGTGTTGGCTGTAGTTCTTGAGTGCAAAGGTTAAGTAGCCGCCACTGTGCAGCGCTTCTTCGGTGACAGTGCTTTCTCCTAGGAGTCCCTGTTTGACTAGGGTTTCCCGTATTTTGAACTGAGCGGTAATGAGTGTTGGCAGTTTGAAGGTTTCGATCGTCTGTGCAATTAAAAATTCACCAGGGTTTAAGGTGTAGGTATCCACATGGCACAAGTCAATTTTTTCGCCGTGTTCCGTGGTGAGGTAGCGGCCTAGTCTGACTTCGTAGGCGCTAGGGTTCAGGAGTTCTGGCAGGTAGGGTTTGATGCCTTCCTTGTCGGCAACTTCAGTCAGAATTTCATGGTCTGAAAGGATCATAGGTGTACTCTACGTTGGGTAGTTTATATACTCCAACTAAACGATCGCGCCAGAACTCTATTAGCTCATGTTCGCGGACTCCTCCACCGTTTTCGTAGGCGTGGATCATGCCTAGGCTATTCCCCCATTGGGAGCAGATAGCACAGTGTTGAGCGATCGTTTGGCGGGGTACTGCTTTGAATAGTAGCAGGCTACCTACGATCGGCTCTGGGGTGGGTTGGCAGTACAGTGAGACGATCGTTTCCAGGTTGCCGTATCCGTCCCGTCCGTAGTCTGTCCCGTGGGGACGATCGAAGTCTTGGGGGAGTAGTTTGGCGGTTTTGATGGCGAGAATAATTAGTCCAATGCAGTCGGTTCCGTTGCGGTTGCGGCCCTGGTGTAGGTAGGGCACTCCAATAAACGATCGGGCGACGCTGACGAGGTAGGTAGGTGGAACTGCTTTAATTTGCTGCATGGTTTTGTTTTTGCTATAGTTGTTTTGCGCGGTAGAGCAGTTTGGTAGCTCGTTAGGCTCATAACCTAAAGGTCAGTGGTTCAAATCCACTCTGCGCGTCTATTCCGCCAGCGGTTGAAAGTCGGGTTCATTCCGGGTGTTCGGGGTTTCCCTGAACCTAGATCGCTGAGGAGGCTGGTGTAGCTCAACGGTAGAGCATCTGTTTTGTACTCAGACGGTTGCAGGTTCAAGTCCTGTTACCAGCTTAGGCTCAACTGTCCACACATTGCAACCCTTACAGCGCTTGGGTTTCGCTGCTTTCTGACTAACAATAATTCCGTTCTCTTGGGACGGGTTCGGGTCTTACTCGATCGCGTTATGCCTGCTGAACTGGCCACTGTCTCTTTATAGTGCCGTTCCCAATGTTCCTCTGGGTAGAGTTCGTCTAGCAGGGCATCGGGATAGTAGGAGACGATCGCCCCGGCACACTCCACAGAGTTCAAACATTCCGCTAGTCGATGGTGCAGTTCCAGGTTGTAGTCCTTACCCTGCTTGGCGTTGTGTGAGTAATAGCCTTCTGCCCCAATGTAAGGGGGATCGCAATAAAAAAGAGTCTCAGGGGTAGCCCATCGCTCGATACATTTAATGGCATCGTCGCATTCTAGATACACTTTTTTGAGCGCGTCTAAGTCCCGTTGAAGGTGCGGCGCTGCTGTGAGGATACGGGAGGGGAGGGTGTTCCAGTTACCAAGGTTTTCCTTAAATTCATCGTGTTTTTCGTAGTATCTATTCACCCCCCAACTATTACCAGGGTTGTACGTAAAACTCTGCCAACCATCAACCAAATACCGTCTCACCCACTCCACCCGGATATCCACGTCCGGCTCTACAAACGCTCTACCCACGGCGTTTAGACAGGCGTAGGGGTCTAGGGTTTCTGGGGTGCCTAGGTGCGGCGCGGCAGTGAGAATACGGGTGAAGAGGGTTTCAAATGTTTTAGGGTGATTTCTTGCGCCACCAATATGGATACCATTCTCTTTTCTATCCATAAGGTTATCTCTTGTAATAGCAAATTCGCCTCCGATGTCTCCCCTGCCACTCTGCCAGCCATCAACCAGATACCGTCTAGCGTGTTCGAGTCGGGCTTCCAGTTCATGGTCGATCGGTTTTTCGCTGAGGGCTAACTGAATCAGCGTTTCTGCCATCTCCAATAGTTCCTGGTGCGGTGTCCCTAAATGCTTTGATGCCGTGAGGATACGGGAGGGGAGGGTGTGCCAGTCCTTGTTTAGACTTTTTGCGCCACCCAAGTGTTTTCCGCCAACATAGCAGTCCGCTAAATTATTTCTTTCTGCACACCATCCGCTACCGTTTTGCTTTTGAAAGCTTTGCCAACCATCGACCAAATATTTTTTAGCCTCTTCAACCCTATCCCCCTCTCCCCGTTGCTGTGCCTCCTTGTGTTCTGCCCTGCTGTAGGGGGTGAAGTAGACAGAATAAGCTAACAGTTCGGGATAGTCCCTGACTGTTTTGTAGAGGTTCATTATCTCTTTGTCAGCATCGTTCAGCACAGCCCGAAAGTGCCGTCCACGGGCTTTGACTTGCTCAGGGATGCCGTCATTAAGTAGCGAAAAATAGACGGCGGCACTCCCACAAAAGGGCTCACAGTAGATAGAAAATTGGTGCTGTTTGATAAATTCCAGTATCCAAGGTGCGAGGCGGGCTTTGCCGCCAACCCTTCCAATAACGGGTTTAATTTTCATTTTAGATACCAGTTGATCTGTTCATCTGTCCGCCCATTGCAACCCTTACAGCGTCAATTCTAAGCTATTCATCCGATTCCATCCGATTCCATCCGATTCCATCCGTTCAAGCGATTAACGGGTTTGATTTTCATTTTTAATACCAGTTGATCTGTTCAATCGTCATGTTGCGTTGAAATTCTCGATCGCACTCCTTGCAGCGATATTTTTGGATCCGGGTTCCGTCTACCCGAATCTTAAAACCAGCCTTGATAGTAGTCACCCCGCAATAGTGGCAGGGTAAACCACTGGGCATGGACTTGCGCTTCTCCCCTGTCCAGGACGATCGGCAGTCGGGGTTTGTGCATTTGTACCGTATAGCCTTGGATCCGTCGGTGTATTTACCACCACCATTTTTTACGGACAACGATCCACATTTGGGGCAAGGTGGGTTCATGACTAACACTTTGCTAGGGTTACTTTTTCCTGTTGCTGTTGGTATTTGCCAGAGCGATCGTCATAGGTAATGTCGCACGGTTCCCCCTGAAGGAATAGTGCTTGAACTATCCCCTCATTGGCATAAATACGGCAGTCTGCACTGGAAGCATTCGATATTTCGATCGTCAAAAACCCCCTCCATCCCGCTTCACCAGGGGTTAGGTTGGCGATAATGCCGCAACGTGCATAAGTGCTTTTGCCAATGAACAGACAGGTAATATTTTTGGGAATATCCAGGTATTCCATGGCCACGCCCAACCCATAGGAATGAGCAGGCAGAATAAAGTAGTCCCCAAACTCGTCAGTGTGCAGTTCCGCTTCCTCCAGGCAGCGATCGTCAAAGCGTTTAGGGTTTACCACTAACCCTGGTACCTTCCTGAACAAGAGGAATTGCTTAGGGGATAGCCGCAGATCGTAACCGTAGGACGAGAGCCCAAAGGAAATAACAGGGGTAGACTCTGCAACCCTGACTAGGGACGGTGTAAACGGAACGATCGCGCCTTCGAGTGCAATTCGTCTAATTTGGGAGTCATTTAGGAGCATTTTTAGCCGGCATCGATAGGTGTTGAGGCGAATTTGTCAGGAGTTGGGATATACGGCTCCCCCTGGAAATTCACCACGTTATTGTACCTGAAGCAGTTTCGCAGGGTTTTGTCACACCCTGTGGCTATTTGCAGTGTGGTTCCGGGGGCAATGTTAAATGGGGTGGACTCAAACAGAACGATCGTGTTGTTGGAGTAGCTGGCAACCTCCCGGATCACCCCGGCATTGTTGCCACTGGTAAAGGTGACAGTGCCATAGGTGAACCATCCGTCGGGGGCGTTGGTGTAGTTAGCCCCGGTTCCTGGCAGTTCAATAATTCCATAGAATGCCTCGGATCCGGTGACATCGTTCCACTTGCCAGGGGCAAACGTGGTATAGAGGTGAACTTTTGTCTCGTTATTGCCTAGGTTGTTTGGTTCTCCGGTATTCCAGTTTGTGTAGGTTACGGGTTCACCACTACTCCACTCAAACTGCCCCGTAATGCTGTTTTTGTAGAGTCCGATCCACAGTAATTCCTCTCCACTGTTGTCAAATAGCGACAGCAAACGATCGTTTTCAGCCTGGCTGCGTACTGTTACAAGGTGTCCCCCTAGTCCAACGGCTTCTGCTTCGGCATCGGCCCACGACTTAGCGGTACTGGTAAGGGTGATCGTTGTTTGTACTGGCGGGAGGACAATATTGGCATTGCTCAGGGTGAAGGTGCGACGATCGGCTGCTGCGACAACGCTCAGGTTGTAGGTGTAGTTGGCAATATTCACACCACAGCGACTATCCCCAAACCTAGCGCGGCACAGCTTTGAGGTAATGGATCCGACTTTGTTGTTTAGCAGGTATTCAAACCCCCTGGCCTCGAACGTGTAGCGAAGGTTGGAGCGTGTCACCTTACCCAGTATGGCCCGGTACAGGACGATATGCTTTGCAGGGTTTTCGGTGAGGGTGGTAGGGAGATCCAAAACATTTACCAGAAAGCATTCCAACCTTGCAAAGTCATACAGGCCACGATCGAGATCCGCTTCGGTAATGGCGGGGGAGTCTAGGATCGCTTCTAGGCTTTGGTTTTGGCTATTCCAACCTAGTTCAGTGTCTACGGCGCTGGGGCGGTAACCGCCTAGGGCTTGGTAGGTTCCATCAATGTAGAGATCTCGATCGTAGCTGGTGAGCCGCAGGACAGTGTTATCGGCCCGGGTGAGTTTCCAACACCACGTTAGGCATTGGGTGGGGCTGGCTAGGGCTGCTTTTAGGTTGGCGTGGAGGTTCAGCATTTTGAAAGTAGGAATAGAATAAAGAAACTAATGCGATCGGTAGGTTGTGGATATGGCAGGGACTCAAAAAACGTATCAGGTGCGGTTTGAGGTTAGGGGGTTTAGTGCGGTTGCCAAGTCTTTTTCTGCACTGAATAAGGACATGGAGCAAACCCTAAAATCCTACCGAACGATCGGAAATGTGCAGGCTAGGGATAGTCGGGGACGCTTTGTTAAAAACCGCTTTGCTTTGAGTTCAAATAATAGGTTTTCTCAGTCTGAAAATTCTACCCGTTTCTCCTCACAGGGCGGGCTACTTTGGGATAGGCAAAGGGGAGCATCCGTAGAACGCACGGCGATCGAATATGCTGCAAATATCCAGGGCAGCATTATTGGGGAACATATCTCTAAGGCGCTTAGGGTTACCAGCGATCGTCGTCAAAACATTGCGGGAACCAGAACGGTATTAAGGGACGCTTTTGAATTTGCCCTAACGTCTACTATGTCTGGAGCCTTTCAGAGAATGGGGGAGGCTGCTATTGCTGATCCTATTCTGAATGCAATGCGACAGGCATTCCAGGAAAACCGCAAACTAGAAAAAAGAGGTATTCATCCAGCAATTAAAGGCGGTTCTTCTGGTATTGGCTTTGCTGCCAAATCAGTCGCTTTTGGCGGACTCCAATTAATTGGATCTAAATTCTCTGAAGTTCTTACAGAAGACTTAATGAGAGGCTTCAAAAGAGGATTTGAGAAAACAGGAAAGAACCGGGCGGTTAATTTTGAAAAACTTGGGGAGTCTGCCGGTAGTTTTGTTTCGGATCCATTGGCAGTAGCTAAAGACAAAATCCGTGAACGCAAAATTTCTAAACTAGATGATTCACTTGCGGAAGCCGAAAAATTATCTAGGGATCAAAAAGTCACAGTAAAACCTGGAAAAGTTAAAGTTTTTACCGTGGGAGGACTGGGCGGATCAGGTATTGCTGACTATAACGAAAACTTAGCAAGAATTGGTATTAATCCAGATATTGCGGATATTGAAAACACCGAAAACCCCCACACTGGGACAAATATCCCACTTTCTGATCCACTTCGATTTGCGTCTGATGCGATTCTCAATAAATACGTCACAAATGAAATTGTAAAAGGGCAAAACCAAGATGCAATTAATCTAGCTGCTAAAGTCATTGCTGCAAGGCGGGAAAACCCAAATGCAAGGATTAATCTGTTAGGACATAGCGCTGGCGCTGACATTGTTCAACAGGCTATTGCAATTTTAGAAAAAGGTGGCTATGCAGACAATGTTCAGGGTATTGGTGTAGGTGGAATTAATATTGGCACAGGCTTTGATGTCAAAAATTTCAGGAATATTGCGGGAGACAATGACTATGTGGTTAAGGCTACATCAGCGATCGGCAGCCAGCCAACCGCGACGGACTATGGGCAAGTCTCGAAACTAGGAGATCACAAGCTCAGAACCTATTTTGCCCATCCTGATTTTATTAAGTCCCTAGATAAAGATTTGCAGCCCACCGCTGTCGCTAAAATTCTGGACAATTTTTACGAGGACATGATCCAGGAGTATGGCAATGAAGCCTTGCCGGTTCTGGAAGAAGCATTAAGGGATGGTCTAAAATTTGCAGGAGAATTTGATCGGAATTTTGGTAACGAAGAAACCGATCGCATTAATCAGGTTTTGGCTAAATACCATCAACAACTGGGTATGCCTCACCAGGGCATTAATGCCAAAGCTAACCCTGCATCGATCGTTAATCGTCAGTTTGAACGAATAGAGGAAGTTCGATCTCTATTTCGAGGAATCCATCAACAACCGGATCGGGGTTCTCCTCAGCAAAGTTACCAGGTAATGAGCCCGGATCCGCTGAGTCCGTTGAACTACCAGTTCATGCAACCGGATCCGCTTAACCCTGTACCGCTGACTACGAATGCGGTGAACAGGGTCGATCAAGGCAATGTGGATCAACAGTTCGATCGTGTTGCGGAAATGATGGCGGGAGCCAAGGAACGGGCGCGGGCAATGTTGCCATCCCAGTTGGCAGCACGGCAGCAAGGCGCTCCAGTGCGATCGAATGATGTACCTCAGTTGGTTGTGGCCTATCAACAGAAAATTATTCGATCGTTCAAGGAAAACCTAAAGGCTCAAATGGAGTCTATGTTTGCCTCAATGGAGGCGTTAGCACAGTCTCCAACGGATGATGGGGGAGATGAGTTTGCTAACCAGTTACGGCTGACTATTCGGCAACGGGCAAAGGGTATTTTTGCAGCTTATACCCAGGCAATTCGGGCACTAGAGGGGGTTTCGGTTTCGGCTGATCAGGTAGATAACACCACCTTGGATCAGGTGAAGACAGACTTTAACGCGATCGTTTCTGAGTTTCAGCAGGCAGTGACTGAGCGGGTAGTGGAGACGATCGGGACGTTGGATGCACTGGCTCAGTCCTATGCGTCCGAGGCTCCGGCGGCAGTGGCGGGCGCTGGTGGTAACCGTTTTGTTGAGGACTTCAACGCGCAGATCGACGATCAGGTAATGACGTTCCAGGCAAACCTAGATCGGTTGTTTGGGCAAGTTTTGGAGACTAACGCCAAGAAATTGGACGATCTGGCTGCGTTGCGGGCGCAAATGGGGTTACCCCGGTTAGCCTCTCAGCGATCGTTGGGCGATCGATATGGGGAGCGGTTACAGGGGTTAATTCAGGGGGCAAAAACTTCGGCGGGGCAACGGATCCGAGGGCTAATTCCGGGCTTTGAAAGCATGGATCCCAAGCAGCGATCGGAGCAATTGAAAAAACTGCGTTCCGAAATGGCGGCGGGGCTTAACGAGTTCCGGCGGCAGATGGCGGCGGGAGATAGTGCCACGGCCCGCAAACTGGGAGAGTCGTTAGTGCAGCGTATTGAGGCGGTACGGGCGGCTTACGACGATCTGAGTAAGAACTTTACTGGAGACAAACGGGCGATCGGAGGCTCCAAGGCTCAACTCACGAAATTATCTAAGGAGTTGCAACAGGGGTTACAGAGTATTGCTGCTAACGCCACTGGTAGTCTGGCGGGGGAAATTGAGAGCGAACTGAATGCGATCCAGGCGGCGGGCGCGGGCATCGGTGATGCACTCATTGAAGGAACAGAGGACAGCTTAGAAATATCCTCTCCGTCTAAGGTGTTCCAACGCATTGGCGCAAACATTGCCAGAGGTTTAGGCATTGGGCTACGGGAAAACCTGGAAGAAGTCAAACAAGATCTCACCGATAACCTGAGTGAATTAGGCGAAGAATCTGCATTTCAAGCCACGCGGGTAGTCAACAAATTCAACGACACGGGAGGATTCCCAGGCTTAGACGAAAAGGCGGCTGAAGGTATTGACTTAGTGCGCGATCGTTTAAGTGGGTTAGCTGAGGAATTTCCCGCCATTGGGCAACTGGTGCAGATCGCTACACAATTTGGGGGATCGATCGCTCTACTGATGGGGGCATTCTCCGGGCTAGGGAAGATTCTACAACTGTCAGGGTTTAGCACCTTCATTAGTGCCATTGCCACATTGCCAGACACCGCAGCGGACGCGGGACGGGAACTGCAAAGCCTTGCTATTGCCTTTGAGTCTGTCACTGGCTCCAGTGCCCTGTCCGCTGACGCAATGGAGTATATCAGTCGGACTGCTGAGAAATTTGGGATCAGTATCCGTAGTGCAGAAGAGGCCTATTTGGGGCTAGTGGCTACCACTAGGGGGACTGAATTAGAGGGACTGCAAACCGATACCATTTTTGAGGCTTTTGCCCAAACCGCTGCATTACGCGGGCTAGATGAGCAGCAACAGCAGCAAATGTTTACTGCGGTGCAACAGGTTTTAGGAAAAGGAAAGTTGAGTGCTGAAGAGGTGCGGGGGCAATTAGGGGAAATTCCAGCACTGGCCTTTCAGCAAACCCTGGCAGAGTCCCTGGGGGTGAACCTACAGCAGTTGGACAAGCTTTTGAGCAGTGGCAGTCTCCAGAGTGACGCGATATTTAAAGTGGCTCAACAGTATGCCTCTGCTAACGCTCAGATGGCAGGCAGCGCTGAAACTGCACAGGCAGCGATCACCCGTTTAGATAATGCCGTCATCAAGCTTCAGCGATCGTTTGGTTCTCAATTCTTAGAAATTCAGCGGAAAGGTGCCTTATTTTTTGCCGGGGCACTGGAGAAATTAGCCGGAGCCGCAGAAACGATCGTCAAGGTTTTCGGCACAGGCTTAGTCGTGGTTTTGGCAGATGTGGTTCTCAAGTTTTTTGCGTCCCATTTGGCTACAAAATTATTGAGGATAGCGCTTGTGGCATTGGGGAATGCCATTGCAAAACTAGGGCCATTACTAAGACAAATGGCTGGGGGCATTGTGGCGGTTAACGTGGCGATCGAGCTTTGGAATGTTTCGCTCAAGCAGCTAGAGTTAGACGATGCTGAGAAGGGCATTTTGAACCTGAGCGATGCTTACACAAAACTAGGCGGATCGATCGAAGGTGTAACTGCCTCAACAGAGAGCATGAAAGTCGGGCTTCGTGAAATTGTAGAAGCCGCCCAGTCAGGGAACATTGGAAAGGCGCTTAGGCTGTTTGTTACCGCTGGCGCTGATGAAACGCGGGAAGACCTGAGTGGACTTGGGGGTTTCCTGGAGCGGTTTAAGATTCCCGGTGGGGGTGCGCTCCGGCGTTTCTTTGGCACCAGCACTGCTGAGGCAGATCTAAACCGGCGGTTAGCGTTTGCCAGCGCGGGTGGGGCCACCTCTGCACAGGTACAGGTGGATCAGCAGCAGGCCATGAAAAGTGCCGATCGCATGATCCAAATTGAGCAGCAAATGGTAGCTATCAAAACCAGACGCGCCAGCCTGACAGCAGCGGATGGGGAGGAGCTAGAGCGTACCAATGAACTGCTGAAGGAATTGCGAGAGGAGTATAACGGCTACCTCCAACAGGTTTCTAATGCACGGCAAAATACCCAGGCTCAGTTGACAGCTAGTAAGGCGATGCTAGACAGGCTCCGGGCCGATCGTGCAAAGGATGGGTTGTCTGAGCAGGAGAAGCGGCGGTTGGATGCCGCTATTCAGGAAACGGAACAGAATATCAGGGTTCTGGAAAATGGGCAGGACGCACTAGATCAGGCGGTTTCCCGATTGGATACCAGCCTGTCAACGTTCACTACCATCTTAGCCCGGACAGCGGAACGGATCGCCAATATTCGGGAGCGGCTGACGAATGAATTTAATGAGTATCGTGCTGCACTGATCAAAACTGGACTAAGCCTAGGCTCTGGCGATCAAACGATCCGACTGGAACTCGATCGGGCGGACTTCCGGGAGTTGGAGGCATGGATCCGCACTCTACGGCAAGAGTCTCAGCGGTTAACTGAGCAATTACAGGGGCCGGACTTACAACCCCAGGTTGAAAACCTACGGAAAGCGGCATTGGAAGAAAATGTTGAGTTCGGATCGGCATTTTTCCAACGGATAGCCAACGATACCAGCGCTGAGAACCGGGAAGCGGCTCAGGCACTCCTCCAACTTCAGGATCTGGAGAACCAAATTGCTGAAGGTGAGGTGCAATTAGCCCAAAACACCCTTCAGGCACGGCAAACGATCCGGGATCTGAACCGACAGATCGCAGACTTCATTCAACAGTTGACCGCTGAACTGGATGGGTTGTTAGTAGATCTGAGGGAGCAGGTTCTGAACCTAGCCCAAAGTTTGCGGCGCACCCAACTCCAAAAGGCGATCGTTGGGGGCTCCAAGGGGCTGTTTGGTAGTGTGGTGGGGAGTGTTCAGGGGTTCCTGGATGCGGCGGGACAGTTGGCGCAACAATATCTAGGGCAGGAGCGCAGAAAGCTAGAGTTTGAGCAGAAAAAATACGATCTAGGAACCCGTATGCGGGAGTTCATCGACTCGATCGGTGGGGCTACGGACGCGGTTCAGAAGTTTATCCAGGCGTTGGGTGGAGGGAGCGCTGGTGCTGCTGTACCATCCACAGCTAGAGGGGGTGAAACATTCCTAGGCATTACGGGGAACTCAGGAAGAAGTACGGGGCCACACCTGGATATTCGGAAGCGTGGGGGCGATCGGCGTTTAACTGCTGCTGAGATCGATCGTTTCCGGGTAGATGGCAAACCATTGAGCAGCTATCCGATCACCAGTGAGTTCGGGCCGCGGTGGGGAACTCACCACGGAGGAGTGGACTTTGGAACGTCTGTAGGGCAAAAAATTACAACCACGGTTCCTGTAGAGCGGGTGAGCATGAGGGAACCCAGCCAGACCGGGGGCGGTGGTTATGTTGTGGATGTGCTGTTTGCTGACGGGTTGGAGGTGAGCCTACTGCACCTGAGCCCCGATATTAAAACCGCAGGGGTAGGGCGATCGGCGGGGGGCTCGTCCCAAGGCGTTGCTAGGGTTTCTGGCAACAAGCAACTTACACCAGGACAGCTAGTTCAAGTTGCGCGGGCTGCGGGCTTTAGTGGTGACGACGCGGCTATCATGGCTGCTATTGCGATGGCAGAGTCTTCTGGAAACCCACGGGCACACAACCCTAATTACCCCGATAACAGTTATGGGTTGTGGCAGATCAACATGCTCGGAGGTATGGGGCCGGAGCGTCGAGCAGCATTTGGAATTAATAGCAATGAGGCATTGTTTGATCCTGCTACAAATGCGGCAGCCGCTAAAAAAGTCTTTGACTGGCAGGGTTTTGGAGCGTGGAGCGTTTACAGCAGCGGTGCTTATCGGCAATTCCTAGATGAAACTCGATCGGCTGCTAATGCTCCAGTTGCACCAGGGGCTACGGTTCCTCGTGCTGAAACTGCACAGGCTCAGGAACTGGCAAACAATATCCTAGGCACTCAACGCAGCATGATCGCTACTGGGGAGGGTGAGCTATCGGTAGGCGTAATGAGCTTGCAACAGCAAGCACAGCAAACTATTCAAGAGATTCAGCAGTTTTTTGCTGACACAATGATAGATCTCTCACAGTCGTCTACCCAACTCACCAACCAAGTTCGGAACCTAGCACAACCGGATACACTCGAAACCCAACTGCGATCGTCCCGTGAAACCTTTACCGGAATTAACCTGCAATTCAGGGATCAGATCTTAAAGGTTGGCAACTCCATTACTGAGCTAGAGGGGCAGATAACCCAGTACGACAAGGTTCTGCAACAGCTAAAGGAATCTAACGATCCTTTAGATCAGGCACAGGTACCCGTACTGGAGGAATCGATCCGGTTGGCCAAGGTTTCCTTACCTCAGCTTCAGGCTATGAAGTCGGAATTGGAGCGGGTACAGACTCAGGTACAAACCACGGCAGACAAAGAATATCAGTATCTTGCAGAAAAGATAAGGCTTGAAACTGAAAACGCACAGATTCAAATTGAACTAGAACAGGCTCAAACCGCTCGAAATTCAAAGCTAGAGACTGAACTGTCTATTCAACAGGAGCGTAATAATTACGCGCTGCAAATCCTGGATAATGAGCGGGAACTGTCAGGACGGCCGGATGAATTGGCTCAACGGCTAGAGGCACTGCGAAAACAGGAGCAGACTCGGATCAAAATCCTGCAACTGCAAGGGCAGGCACGGGAATTAGAGTCTAAACAGTTTGTTGCTGAACTAGACTCTCGTATTGCTGAAGCGGAAGCAACTCAGGCAGAGTCCTTTGGTGGCGATAACGGTATTTTTGGGTTTAGAGCTACAGAACTCCGAGAGCAAAACGCACTTCTTCAGGAGCAGTTGCGCTATGAGCAGGAGATCCTGGATCTGCGTATTCGCTATGTGGAGCAGCCAGACGTTCTAGGCGATATGCTGTCCAAGGCTGAACGCCTCAATACTCTAAACCTGCAAAATATTGACAGTCAATTTAAGTCCCTAGGAGAAACGATCGCGGGGGTTGCTGAGGAAAACCTGGGGCAATTTTTTGAGGATATTTTTAGTGGAACTAAGTCTGCTGGTGAGGCGTTCCGCAATTTGGCTCAGAGTATTTTACGGTACTTTGCACAGATAGCGGCCCGCAATTTGACGCGGGGTATTTTCAGCAGGTTGGGCAGTATTTTTGGCGGTGCTTTTGGGGGTGGTGGCGTTGGCGCGTTTACGTCTCCCGGTGGTTGGAGCGGTTTCAAGTACGGTGGTACTGTTCCCAACTATGCTCAGGGTGGGCGGGTTCTGCCGGAGTTCGTTTCTGAGTTGTTAAAGGAGGCGGTTCCGGGGGTGAAAACCGCGTTTATCCGGGAGGGTAGTAAAGCGGCTCTTGGGGTGTTTACGCCTGGGGAGGAGGTTCTGAGTCTACGGACTGGGGAAGCTCAACGCTATCAACTCCTGAAGAAGTCTCTGGGAGATAACCCACTGCAAAGTATTATAGCGGGTTCTTTTGCCTTTGGCGGGACGGTGGGCATTAACCCGGAAATCCTGAGTGGTAATTTTGCTCTCAATTCACCGCGCCTGCCTATAAGCAGTGTGGTACAAATGGGAGGGGGAAGATCGTCTTTTGGGGGGAATGTCACTATCAACTACGAAGTGAAAACTCCAGACGCTAACTCGTTCAGACGATCGCAGTTTCAAATTGACAGAGACGCAACGATCGCGGCTCAGAAAGTATTGAACCGTAAATAGAACTGTTAAACAGGAGAATTAACTATGGCTTTCACGTTAAATGCAGGTGAATTTGACCTAGGGGACGGCTGTATTGGGCGGGGAACAATATTAGCAGGAGAATCTTATTCTGTGGGGACTGCTACCACCGGAATACAGGGCTTGCTCAATACCAGCGGGCTAGAAGGAATTTCTTATGAACAAACGTTTTTTACAACTGTAGGATACTTAAGTCAAAACACGTATCATAGATCTGTTTGCTTCAGAGAGAGTAACGATCTCTTGACTTCCGCTTTTGCTGTTGAAAATGCTAGAGCTTATGTTAGGGACGGTAATCCACCGGGATCAGTAGAACCT